ATGGAAGTTAAAGGTATTAAAGAACCGTTTAAATGGGCAAGAGAATTAGTAAATAAAGTACAAGAAAATAGTACTGGTTTATTTTATAGCCCAACAAGAGAACCATCTACAACATCAGAAGGTATTGATGTATCAGCTACTAAAATAGAAAATTTAGATGTAGTTAAGGATGCATTTCAAGGATATTATAAATACATAGAAGATTTTATTGATGATATGAAAAAAGTATTTCCAACATTAAAAGATGATTGGGGAATATATGTACCTGAAGTTAAATATTTAGCCCCAGAACCATTAGTAAAGTATGAGGATTTAAGTTTAACAAAATATCCAGATGTACACTTTGTAGGTGATGCTTTAAGTGCTAGAGGAATTTCAGTGTCAGGAGCTCATGGTACACTAGTAGCTGAAAAAATCTTGGAGGGGTAAAATACCTTTCGTATATTGAGGTAAATAAATATTATGGCAAAAGAAACAAATGAATGGCCTATTAGCCAAAAATTAAAAAAGAAAGATGGAACTGTTGCATACGTTTGGGATGGTAAACTACATAATTGGGAAGGACCAGCTTTAATACCAGAGGGTAATATAAAAAAAGCTGAATATTACCTTTATGGAATACCTAAAACAATTGAAGAACATAAAGAAGCAATTAGACAACAATCAGGACTACCCTGGTATAAACAACCAGCTCCAAAGGGGCAAAACCATAGAAATTAAAATGAAAATAGTATTTTGTATTCCAGGAAGTACCTTTAGTAATACCTTTTTAAATTGTTGGACTCAACTAATAAAAAAATTACATATTAATAATATAGAATGGGCTATGGTTAATGGTTATATTCCTAATGTTAGTATGAGTAGACAATCTCTATTAGATAGAGCTAGAATGCACAGGCCAACACATTATATGTGGATTGATGATGATCAAGTTTTTACATTTGATCAATTTCAAAAATTATTAAATCATGATTTAGATATTATAAGTGGAATTTATAAAAAATCAAATGATTTATTTGCTTGTTGTAAATTAAATGGCGAAACTCTTACAACACAAGATAAATTAGAAGGTATAAATGAAGTTATGGCTAATGGGATGGGTTTTATGTTAGTAAAAAAAGAAGTATTCGATGGTATGTATAATCCTTTTGAGTTTTTAAATGAAAACCAATGGGAAGATTTTGGGTTTGCTGATAAAGCAAGACAATTAGGGTATAAAGTAAATATAGATAGTACAATAATAGTTGGACATGAAAAATTAATGACAATATGAAAATAGGTTTATGTGGTACAATGAGTGTAGGTAAAACAACATTGGTTAACGCTTTAAAAGATTTACCACTTTTTAAAAATTACAATTTTGCTACAGAACGTAGTAAATATTTAAGTGGTTTAGGTATTCCATTAAATACAGATTCAACATTAAAAGGTCAAACAGTATTTTTAGCTGAACGTTGTGCTGAATTAATGAACGATAATATTATTACTGATAGAACAATAATAGATGTGATGTCATTTACACAAAATGCTAAATCTATACCTTACCAAGATAAAGATAAATTTATTGAGTATGCAAAAGAATTTATTAGAGAATATGATTACATTTTTTATATTTCTCCTGATGGATTGCCTATTGAAGATAATGGAATACGTGAGATAGATGAACATTATAGAGATGTTATAGATTTTACTATTACAAGTTTTATTAGAAAATATGCATATATGATGAAAAATGTAGAAACTATAAAAGGCACTACAGAAGAACGAATTGAACAAATGTTAAATATAATAGAATCTTAACATATTTATAATAAAACATACTATACCATGAAAGAAACAAATTTAAAATCGTTCATTAAAGAAGAAATTATTTCTATTTTATCTGAGGCAACAGATGAAGAAGTTAAAAATCAAGAATTATTAAATAAAGAGTTAGAAAAAACTGTAAAACATAAAAAAGAACTAGCAAATGAAGATATTGATGTAGATGATGATAAAGATGCTGTAAAAGCAGCAAAAGCTGCTAGAGGTAAATTTAAAAAATTAGACTTAGCAGTTAAATCATTAAAAGACATTAAAAAAGAAATGGTATCTTATGCCAAAGAATATGGCAAATCAAATGATGAAAGCAGAAAAGAAGAAATAAAAAATATTCTAAGAAAAAAAACACCAATAAAAAAAGAATTAGAATCTTTAGTTAAAAAATTAGAAAAAGACGCAATATGAGTTTACTAACAAAAATATTTTCAGGAGGAGCCAAAGATCTTATAGAAGGTGTAGGAGGAGTTATAGACAAACTACATACATCTAAAGAAGAAAAATTAGAGGCTGAATTAAAAGTAAAAGAATTAATCTCAGATTACCAATCAAAAATGGAAGCTAATATTACAGACAGATGGAAATCTGATATGAATAGTGATAGTTGGTTAAGTAAAAATGTAAGACCTATGGTTTTAGTATTTTTAGTAGTTTCTACTGTTCTTATGATATTCATTGATGCTGGAACCATTAACTTTGGTGTAGAAGAAAAATGGACAGATTTATTACAACTAGTATTAATAACAGTTATTGGTGCTTATTTTGGAGGAAGATCAATAGAGAAAGTTAGAAAAAATAAATAAATAAATTGTCAGATTTAAAAAAAGTTATACGTCAAGAGTATCTTAAATGCGCTAAAGATCCTGTGCATTTTATGCGTAAATATTGTTATATACAGCACCCACAACGCGGGCGCATACAATTTAATTTATTCCCATTCCAAGATAAAGTATTAACGTTATGGAGAGATAATCCATATTCAATAATTCTTAAATCTAGACAATTAGGTATTTCAACTTTATCAGCTGGTTACTCTTTATGGATGATGACATTTCATAAGGATAAAAATATTCTTTGTATTGCAACAAAACAGGATACAGCTAAAAATATGGTTACAAAGGTAAAATTTATGTATGAAAATTTACCTTCCTGGCTTAAAATAGATGCCCCTGAAAATAATAAATTAACACTTCGATTAGCAAATGGATCACAAATTAAAGCCACATCAGCTTCAAGTGATGCCGGTAGATCAGAAGCAGTATCTTTATTATTAATTGATGAGGCAGCTTTTATTGATAATATTGGAGAAATTTGGGCATCGGCACAACAAACCTTAGCAACTGGAGGGGGATGTATTGCATTAAGTACTCCTTATGGTACAGGTAATTGGTTTCACCAAACATGGACAAGAGCCGAAGGTGGTGAAAATGATTTTTTACCTATTAAATTACCTTGGTATGTGCATCCCGATAGAGATGAAGCTTGGAGAAAAAAACAAGATGAATTACTAGGAGATCCTAGAATGGCGGCACAAGAGTGTGATTGTGATTTTAGCACTTCAGGTGATATTGTATTTTATAATGAATATATGGAATATTATGAAAAATCTTTTATTAAGGATCCCCTAGAAAGAAGGGGAGCAGATCAAAATTTATGGGTTTGGGAATCTCCAGATTATAGTAGATCATATATAGTAGTAGCTGATGTATCTAGAGGTGATGGAAAAGATTATTCTGCATTTCATGTAATTGATGTAGAAACAAATGTACAAGTTGCTGAATATAAAGGACAATTAGGTACTAAAGAATATGGACATTTATTAGTTGGTATAGCAACTGAATATAATGAAGCATTATTAGTAATTGAAAATGCTAATATCGGTTGGGCTACACTTCAAGTAGCAATAGATAGAAATTACCCAAACCTTTATTATTCTCAAAAAACAGAATCAACTAATGTAAATTCATATTTTGATAAATATCAAGATCATTCCAAAATGGTAGCTGGGTTTACAATGTCATCAAGAACTAGACCTATGGTAGTAGGTAAATTTCAAGAATATATAAGTGACAAAGGAGTAACTATACAATCAAAAAGATTAATAGAAGAAATGAAAACTTTCATTTGGAGAAATGGAAGACCAGAAGCTCAAAGTGGATATAATGATGATTTAGTTATGGCTTTTGGTATAGCTATGTACATTAGAGACACAGCATTAAAATTTAGACAAAGAGGATTAGATATAACAAAACAATCATTAAATAACATGAAAGTTAACAGAACAGCTTATCAAGGAGGTTATGGTTTTTCAAAAGGTTCTGATAATCCTTATCACATAAAAACAAAAGATGGGCAAGAAGACATAAGATGGCTTCTATAATAATATTTATAACAATAACTAACACATAGATATGGCAAATACAAGTGTATTTTCAAGATTAAGAAGATTATTTTCAACAGACGTTATTATACGTAATGTTGGTGGTGATCAACTAAAAGTAATAGATAGTAGCACTATTCAACAAATGGGTGGAATTGAAACAAATTCCCTAGTAGATAGATATAATAGAATATATACTACTGCTCCATCATCCTTACTAGGAAGACAATTTAGCTTTAATTATCAATGGTTAAGACCTCAATTATATTCAGAATATGATGTAATGGATACAGATGCAATATGTGCCTCAGCTTTAGATATAGTTGCTGATGAATCTACTCTTAAAAATGATATGGGTGAAGTACTTCAAATTAGAAGTTCAAATGAAGATATACAAAAAATTCTTTATAATTTATTTTATGATGTATTAAATATAGAATTTAACTGTTGGATGTGGGTTAGACAAATGTGTAAATATGGTGATTTTTTCTTAAAAATGGAAATAGCTGAAAAATATGGTGTTTATAATGTTATCCCTTATACAGCTTTTCACATTGAAAGACAAGAAGGATACAACCCAGATAATCCCCAAGAAATTAGATTTAAATACAATCCTGATGGTATAATTAGTGATAGTACAGGAATGTATGGAACAGGTTATGGTCAAGGTGGAGCTGAAGATAATGGTATATTCATTGATAATTATGAAATGGCTCATTTTAGATTAATATCTGACGTTAATTACTTACCTTATGGTAGAAGTTATTTAGAACCAGGTAGAAAATTATTTAAACAATACTCACTAATGGAAGATGCAATGTTAATTCATAGAATTGCTCGTGCACCTGAAAAAAGAGTATTTTATATGAATGTTGGGGCTATACCGCCAAATGAAATAGAAGCATTTATGCAAAAAACTATTTCTCAAATGAAACGTACTCCTTACATGGATGAAAATACTGGTGAATATAATTTAAAGTATAATATGCAAAATATGCTTGAAGATTTTTACATACCAGTTAGAGGTAATGATACAACAACTAGAATTGATACTACTAAAGGTTTAGATTATGATGGAATTCAAGATGTTGAATATTTAAGAAATAAATTATTTGCTGCTCTTAAAATACCTAAAGCATTTTTAGGATATGATGAAAATATAGAAGGAAAAGCTACACTAGCAGCTGAAGATATTAGGTTTGCTCGTACAATTGATAGAATACAAAGAATTATACTATCAGAATTAAATAAAATAGCATTAGTCCATTTATACACCCAAGGCTATACAGATGAAAAGTTAACTAATTTTACATTAGATATGACTACAC